GTCCTTTTAATTTCCTTCCCGTTAACCCACCGTAGTGGGTTTCCCGAACAAGAAGATTCCTTGATTATTGGAATGTCAAGTTCTGAACAGCGATTTCACCAACGTAGTCAGCGGCATTACCGAAGCTAGACGCTGTGTTAGTCAATTCGATGTAACCATAACGTGTCATGAATGATACGACTGGTTCGAAACTTGTTGGATCTAGTACAACACCAGAACTCATCAATGGGATGTATGGGCAATAGAATGCCGCGGCATCAGTTTCGCTTGAACCCTTGTAACCAACCAATACTGGAGTAGTGTCTGGAGCATAAGAGTCAACGAACACGCGCATAGCGCCGTTCAATGTACCAACAAACTTAGTGTTTGTAGGAGCTTCGAATGTACCTTCTGTAGTACGAGCGAAAGCAGAAGTAGTTGCAGATTGCAATACTGTCAATGCGGCGCTAGAAACAACAGCCCAGTTACCTGCGCCACGACGAGTGCGTTGAGCGATCAAGTTAGCAACACGGTTGATCAACACTGCCAAAGCGGCGTGTTCGTCACCAACGTATGTAGCTGTACCAGAAACGGTAGCTTGGTTGTATGTGTACTCAGTAGATGCTAGAGTACGTAGAGATAGCAAGATTTCTTGGTCGATTTCAGCAGTAATTTCTTGTGCTAGAGCGGCCATGATTTCTGCTTCTACGTCGATACCGTGCTGAGATTGTGCATCTTGCGCGGCTTCGAATGTCCAACGTGCTTGCAACTTACGTGACTTAGCTTCAACAGCTTGACGCAAGATTTGTACGCTGATTTGCTTACCACCGTTACCTTCTAGAGCCGCTGTATCGTTAGCAGTGTAAGAAGATGTAGATGTTGTACCATATGGAGTACGAGAATACGCTTGAGCGATCTTGAATGGTGACAATGCTTCTTCACCAGCTGTAACGCTAGTTTGTGCGGCAGAGTTGTCAGTCAAAGATTGAGCATAACGTACACGTAGAGTGTGGATTTGACCAACTGGACCAGTCATTGGCTGAACGCCGACTAGTTCGTTAGCGATAACTGTAGGCATAACACGACGGATAACCGGTAGAATAACGCGGTTAAGAGTTGCAATGTTACCTGCAGTAGTTGTACCAGCTGATGATTCAGCCAATAGTTGCTTTTTGGTGTTTTCTAAGATAACACCCATTGTTGAGCGGCGTGTGCCCTTTAAGCCTTCAAGTAGGGCTTCTTTGGTCTCGTCCCAACGGCCTTCTAATAGAACTTTTGACATGTTTAATTTCTCCTAATATATGTCGTTTTTATAGCCCTGCTAAACGCTTAATGTCGATAACGTTATCACGTTGTTCCACATCAACTTCTTGTTTGGCAGTTTGTTTATCCCCAGTAATTACCTTTGATTCTGAAAGTTTTTGTTTTGCAACAATCTTTTCAGCGCCAGTGTTTAGTACTGCTGGAAGATACTTATCGAAAGCGGCTTGCAACTTAGTTGTCTGTACGCTTTCTAGTAAGCTACGCATTGTGCCTGCTTTTTCCTCGTTTAGAGTACCTAGCAATTCACTCATAGTCTTCTCACGTAGATTGGACTCTTTAATAATGCGAACTTCACGTTCTTTTGATTCCACTAATTTCTTAGCTTCGTTAACTTTTGCGGTTGATTCAGCTAATTGAGATTGCATATCTTCAACTTTAGCCATTAGCTTACGTGTTTCAGCCTTGTCATTTAGATGAGTAACTGAGAACTCGCTTGCGAATGATTCAAAAATACGACGACCAAAATTGTTCTCACGAGCAACTTTGATATCTTCTTTCAACTGGCTCATTTCGCCCTTTAGATGAGTAGTAACAGCGGCGCCAACTTTCTTAGCAGATTCAGCAACAAAACGTGCCTTCAATGCTTCTAATTGTTTACGGCCTTCTGCAACTAACTTGACCTTAGCTTCAACTACAGCTTGTTTGTCTTGAGCGAACTCTTTGATTTCACGTGCTAGAGCATGAACAATGAATTGTTCTAGCTTTTGCTGGCTTTCGTTTTGAATCTTGCGTTCTGCACGTAGTTCTTTGATTTCTTCGGCTAGTTTAGTAACCATAAAATCATTGAACTTAGTTGCGCTTTCACGCAACTTCATTTTCGCTTGTACGCGGTCTTCGTTCATTGCTTGTCTTTCTGACTGGAATTCTTGAATTTCAGTAGCTAGACTTTCTGATACCATTTTATCAAGGGCTTCAACCATTACGACACGGTCGTGTTCGTAACGTTGTGCGAATTCCTCACGTAATTCAGCACGTACTTGTTCCTTAGCTTCACCTAGTTTTGCTTCCCATGCTTCGTTTAAAGCAGAAGAAGTTTCTTCATTGATAAGGCCAGATTCAAGTAATGGTTTGATAGCATCTAACATGCTTTGTTCCCCTTATTTAATTTTGAGATCCTTGATGAGGCGCATTACTTCCTCTTGAAGGTATCTCTGTACTTTTCTGTCACTCTGTGCGTCTTTTGCAATATCCAACATCTTATGACCATGACGCATATTCATCATACCTTCATAAATTGCTTTTGGATAAGCATTAGGCGCGCTCGGTTGAGCAACAATATCCACGGTGACTATTTCAAAGTCACTGACACGGCCGTCCAAATCGTTCACGTTTCCGCTACCACGACTAGATACGCCAAGTTTGACACCACTCTCCAACATGGTAGTTACTAACTGACCCATTGGAGTTGGTAAAATCTTTAATTTGCCGAAGCCATTAGCGCCGTCCATCCACATTTGAGTAATCATATGGGATACACGGTCTAAGTTAATTTTTAGATCATCTGGATGGTCAACTTCGCCTAAGACTGAATAACCACCGGTAATTTGTTCGTTGAGAGCATTGACTGCGGCTTCGATTTCAGAAACAGGGTAAACACGCTCATTGGCGTTTTTTACCCCACCCTGAATGAAAATCCCCTTCATATACAGAGATTTTCCTTTGCCTTCACCTTCACTTTCGACTACCATTCCGGCACGGTCGAAAGTTAGATGCTCTTTGAGATACAAAGCCATTTTCTCTCAGATTCCGATTAGATGCGCTTCTTAGCAGAACGTGATTCTGCTACTGGGCTATTTGTGTTAACGCCTGATGCTTGTGACTTGACTGGAGCAGGAGCTTTTTCGCCCTTCTCAGAGAAGTTGTTTTGAGCAGGAGCGTTCTTGAATGAGCCAGCACCCTTAACTTGTGTTTCGCCCTTAGAACCGTAGTTGCTAGGAGCCTTTGGACCTGTTGGAACAGATTCAGATTCACCAGAGAACTTAACTGGAGCTACACCAGCTACTTTAACTTTTGGTTGATTCAATGAAACTGCTTTAGCGTTAGCGCCATTGTCGCCACCGATTTTAGAACCGTATAGACCTGGAACGTTCTTTAGAGAAACAGCTTCTGCTAGAGCTTCTTCACCGGCTTCTTCACCAGCTTCAAAGTCTTCTGCGCCTTCTTCGTCACTAGAACCGAAGTCTTCTTCGTCGCCAGCTTCTTCGTCACCATTGCTCATGATTTCTTCGAATTCAGCCATCAATTCATCTAGCTTGTCTTCGATAGAAATTAGACGTTCTTCAACTTCGCTTTCGCCATGTTCTTCTTCGCCTGCTTCGAAATCAACAACGTCATCACCGTCTTCGATTTCTAGGTCGTCAAATTCGTCGTCGCCTTCGACAACGCCAGATTCTTCTGCACCGATTTCGTCTAGCATGCCGCCAACTTGGCCGCCCATGCCTTCTTCGACAGATTCATCATCCATCATTGATTCGTAAATTTCACGTGATTTTTCAACCACGATATCGTGGAATAAGGCACGTGCTTGATCTTCATTTTCGTTGATGATTAAATCGATCAACGCTTCAAATTTTTTATTGTCCATTGTTTGTCTCCTGAATGAAATGGCTTATGTAGAATTATTTAGTGAGTAGCCACTAAATGTGTACATTAAGATAGTATTTTTTGCGTTTTTGTGTTTTTGACCAAATAATGGCCCAATATTTGGGCCATTATTCTTAAACGGTTGGTTGCTCTTGAACTGCCGACGCGCCGTATTGTTCGTGAACTTTCTTAAGATATTGCTTCTTTTCGTAGTTACGAACGTCCAACATCTTACGTAACTTGCGAATTTGACGTAAGGTTAATTTAGTTTTGCGACTTTCTTTCCATCTAGGGCTTGAGTTATCAGATGCAATATCTTGATAGCCCTGCACAGGCGCATCGAACATTTCCATTAGTTTCATGCTTATATTTATCTTTCTATTACATTCCAGTGCCACCAGGTGCTGGATTACCTGGCATTGGGCCGGCATCGCCTACTGCACCTGCTACTTCAGGACCCATCATGGTTTCATCGCCCATGTCTTCCATATCTTCCATCTCGTCAGCAGTGTTTTGATCGGTTTCAATGTCTCCAACAGATACGCCAACGCTACGTAGATCGTTACCCTTAGGATCAATGTCGGTGTCTTTGTTTTGTTCTTCACGCCACATTTTTTCGTTCTTATTAATTTCTTCTTCGGACAATCCTAAGAAACGTTCTAGCGCAAAACGCTTAGAGATATATGGATATTGTTCAATCGCAGTGAATGAACTCATACGTGCTGTATCTAACTCACTTTGGCGATATGCGGCAAAGTTTTGTGGAGGATTAAAGTTTAGAGAGAACAATGAAC